TTGTTAAAGGTGATTATAGTCTTGTAGGTCAACAAACAGTTACTCTATCATCAAAAGATAAAGTAAGTCTGAAAGCTGATTTATTATCATTAAAAACTGATACTATGAATATATCTGGTGATTTAAATGTGGATGGCGCACTAGAAGCATATACAATTGGTACAGTTAGACTTGATGCAAGAGCTGGCATTGGTTGTGGCATAGGTGATCCTGGCAATCCACTTAAAGGTAGATTGCCAACTCCACCTACTGGAATATTCTCTGCAACAACGATTACTGCTTTGCTTTCTGTGGCGGCACCATTGGGAACTTTTGGTATAATGAATGCTGTGTTGATGACAGACACAGTAAATACGGCGCTTCACAACTGTCACTTTCATGTTGGTTTCAAAGGACCTACAGGTCCACCAATTCCAAAAATGATTTAAGGATATATTATGGCAAATTTATTTGATAAAACAGGTTTTAATTTTAATGACACCACTGGTACCATAACGACATTACCAAACACGGCTATTAATCAATTAAACACCGTACCATCTTTGTTACCAAGTCAATGGATGATTGATGATTTAAACAATAATGATACTGGTGGTTATCATGTAAACCCTGTGGCTAATTCTTGTAATACCATTTGGAGTTCTTCAAATACATTAATTACAATTACTAGTGGGCTACAAGGCTCTGGTAATCTAACGGCTTTATGGACTACAATTACATCAGATTTAAGAAATATAGCTGGATATAGTGTTACAACTGGAGATGCTGAGAATCCACCAATTGTCACTACAAAATATACTGGCCAAATGCAAGAATATTTGGATCACACCTATAGAATTTCAGGTGTAGTTCCAATTACTGCAAACGTAGATGCGGGTTCAAAACCACACCTTGAACAAGCCATACAAATTGGCCGAGCTTTGATGTATTTGATATATCAAACAGATGGCCGAGAAGACAATGCGCCTATGTTAGGTAGTTTTACTAGTATTTTGATTGCTAATACAGTTAATGATTATGCTAATGTTATCGTTTCATACGCTAATACAATCAATGCAAGCATTACAGTAACTACAAGTGGTACTCCACCAGATCCCGTTGTTACAACAAGAACTTCCAATCTAAATTATGCCACAGTAAACACTATTGCTACAGCTGCGAATAGTCTGAATAGTATTTTTTACACAAGGCGAGTGCATGATGAGAATTTTTACACTAAATCAGGTGAGTTGGTTAATGAAGCAAAGTCTATCAGTAGATATGCCTCATTGGGTTCATCTGAAACTAGTTTAATTGATAATTTGGTTGGTTCCGACAAATTAAAATCTAGGCTTGCTACCCAGTAACATAAATATAAAATGGCAACAACAATAACAACAAGTAGAGAATGGCTGGACTTGGATTTGAATTTTGCAATTCATCCAATCCGTAAAGATATTAACAAACACAGGGCTGAACTAGCGGTAATTAATTCAATTAAGAATTTAGTTTCAACCAACCACTATGAAATTCCTTTTCAACCAGAAATTGGTTGTAATATTAGAAAGCTTCTATTTGAACCATTGGATATGGTTACAGCAACTTTAATTGAACGTGAAATTATAGAAACAATTGATAATTTTGAACCTAGAGCCAGTGTTTCTAAAGTTGTTATTAAACCAGATTTTGACAATAATGGATTTCAAGTTGAGTTGTTGTTTAAAATCATCAATAGAACCGACCCGGTAGCAATCAAATTTTTCTTAGAGCGAGTTCGATAAATGGCAGATAACCGTCTACAAGTTGCAGAACTTGATTTTGATACAATCAAAACCAACTTAAAATCATATTTAAAACAACAGCCACAGTTTCAAGACTATGATTTTGAGGGCTCAGGCCTTAGTGTGTTAATCAATCTTTTGGCATATAACACACACTATAACGCATACTATCTTAATATGGTAGCTAATGAGTCGTTTTTAGATACCGCATTGTTAAGAGATTCTGTTGTTTCGCATGCTAAAACATTAGGATATGTTCCTTATTCTAAAACAGCTTCTAAAGCTTTCATCAATATAACAGTTGACTCTGGTAGTACAACAGTAAATACGGTAACAATACCAAAAGGTTTTGTATTGTTATCCAATACTATCGATAATCAAAATTATAATTTCAATGTAATGGCTGATACAACCGTTACTAAAAGTGGAACAAATTATTTCTTTGAGAACTTAGAAATTAAGGAAGGACAATTCGTAGCATATTCATTTACACATGATGAATCTGCAAATCCAAAAGCTATTTTTGAAATTCCGGATGCTGATATTGATACCAGTACGATTACAGTCTCAGTTAGACCTTCTTCAAGTAATTCACAGATAACAATATACAATAAAGTTACTGACGTTTTAGATGTTACTAATGCGTCTGAGGTGTATTTTTTACAAGAAGCTAGAGGCGGTAAATATAAGATTTATTTTGGTGACGATGTTATTGGTAGAAAGATTAATGATGGTTCAATTATTAATGTAACATACTTATCAACAAATGGATCAATTGCAAATAAAGCTTCTTCGTTTACCGTAAGCGCTCCTATTGGTGGCTTCACTAACATTACAGTTGATACTGTATTTGTTGCTGGTGGTGGGTCAAATAGAGAAACAGTTAATGAGGTAAAGTATAACGCTACAGCTCAATTTGCTACACAAAATAGGTTGGTAACTTTTAAAGATTATGAATCATACATCACTAAAAACTATCCGTCACTAGATTCTATTTCAGTTTGGGGTGGCGAAGAAGAAACTCCTCCAGTTTATGGCAAAGTTTATATATCTATTAAACCAAAAACAGATTACTATATTTCTGAAATTGAAAAACAAAGAATTTTAAATGATATTGTTAAACCAAAATCTATTGTTTCCGTTCAAGCAGAGTTTAAAGATCCTGAATTCTTGTACTTATTGGTTAACAATTACATACAGTACGACCCTAAGAAAACAACTGTGAGTGCGGATGGCATCAAAAATAATATTAGAAACGCTATTATAGGTTACAGAAATTCCAAATTAAATAAATTTGGTGCTAAATTTATTTTGTCCAAAATGCAAGATTCGATTGATGCTACAAATTTGAATTCCATTATTGGTTCTGAAACTGTTGTCAGGTTACAGAAAAGATTTTTGCCTATATTGAACCAATCTAAAAATTACGCAATTAATTTTAATGCACCTTTACATCGTGGCACAATTACAAATAAACTAACATCAACCAGTTTTAATGTTTTGGATGTGAATGGTATTGAAAGAACTGTTATCTTTGATGAAATACCTCAGTCATCTTCGGGCATTACCTCAATCGGTGTTACTGATGCGGGTACAGGCTATACCTCTGCACCAACAGTAACTATTACTGGTGATGGTACTGGTGCAACAGCTGAAGCCATCATTGTTAACGGCAGAGTTCAGAATATTAATATTGTGGATCGTGGAACCGATTACACACGAGCTGTAGTGACAGTCACCGGTGGTGATGGATATGGCGCTGCAGCGGTTGCAATAGTAGATGGTCGAGTAGGAACACTTAGAACAATTTATTATGATTCAGCTGCACAAAGACAAATTGTTGATGATAATGTTGGTGAAATTGATTATGACGCTGGATTAATTAACATTTTTGATATTAATGTGTTATCTGTTGCTTCAGCTGACGGTTACATAAGACTATCATTTGAGTCGGAAAAAGGTATTGTTGAAACTATTAGAAGTACAATTATTACAATTGATGAAACCGATCCTACATCTATCACAATTGATTTAGTCAAAATATCCGATTAATTAAATGTCCAATTTAAAAACATCTCTGCTTGTTGCACAACAAGTACCTGAATATGTATCGGATGAATATCCGTTATTTGTTTCTTTCCTTGAAGCATACTATGAGTTTATGGAAACGGCTCAAGGAACACAGAAAAACGATGTGCTATCTTTAGGTAAAAAAATGAGATATGTGTCCGATGTAGATGTATCCATTGGCGCATTTGAAAAAAGTTTCTTTAATAACTTTGCTTCTTTAATTCCTAGAGATGTTGAGATAAACAAAGAAACTCTTATTAAAAATGTTTTGCCTCTTT